CTGCCACAGTCAACGGCCAATCATTTTCCGGCAAAGCAACCTCGACACCCGCCGAGCGTTTACAGATCCTCCAACTCGTGATGAGTATGATTGAGCGCGATTCCGCCGGAAGCCGAACCACCAGAGCCGCATTTCTATGATACTCGACCAATACGGAAACGCCGCTAGTTCATCCTTTCTGCGCAGGCCTTCGCGCCACGCCAACCTCGGCGGCGGCGACAGGCCGAGCGAATCACGGAACCTTCGTGACCTGCACAAGATCGTCACGAAATACGACCGCGAGACGCTGCAATCCGCGAGCCGCACGCTGTATCTCAACTCACCGCTGATGGTCGGCGCATCCAACCAGATCGGGATTTACGCGGTAGGCAACGCATGGCTGCCGACCTACAAAGGCAAGGACAAGGAGTTCGGAGATGCTGCGAAATTCTGGCTAAAAGATGAATGGTATCCCATCTGCAACATCGACGGCGACATCGCGGACTTTACATCTGACATGTTCGTTGACTCGGTAAGCATCGACCGCGACGGCGAGGTTTTCGAGTATTCGACGCAGACGAAAAACGGATACCCTCAGATTCAGCAAATCCCCTCGCATCGGATTTCGAGCGGTGAAAAGGATGACGGCATCCAGAAGACCGGCAAATATGCAGGCTACGATCTGTATGACGGCATCGTGTATTTCCCCGGCACATCAATCCCGGTCGCCTATTCGCTTTGCGACGTTGACGGCAAGCACAAGCAGTTCATCGAGAAGAAATTCATCCTCCACGTTTTCGACCGTTACTGGCCGGAGCAACGCCGGGGACTGCCGCTCTTCTGGCACTCCCTCAACAACCTCCGCGACATCATGCAGAGCGAAGAGTGGGAGCGAATGAACCTGCTTTCGATGTCAAGCCTCAACTACACCGTCGAGAACGAGACAGGTGGACCGGACATGGAAGAGCCTGGATACGTTCCGGGCGACTGCGGAAACCTCGCCGTGCAATTCCTGCAAGGCGGGCGCATCATGTATGCCAAGGCCGGAGCAGGTGAGAAGATCACCCAGCATCAAAACTTCCGCCCCGGCAACCCGTGGCATGAATTTTACGACATGCAGGCGCGGCAATGTCTGGTCGGCGCCTGCTTGCCAGCAACGCTCTGGAAACCATCCGGGCAAGGCACAGCGCAGCGCGAAGACATCGGCAAAGCGTGCCGCTTCGTCGAGGATCGCCAAGCCATCCTTGAGAAGGTCGCTAAGTGGAGAGTGCGCAAAGCGATTGCGTGGGCGATGGAAAACAACCGCATCCCGCAATCTGCCGACTGGTTCAACTGGGGATTCACCCGCCCACCGAAGCTCACGATTGACGACGGACGCAGCCTCAAGGAAAAGATGGCTCTTTACGACAAGGGGCTTATCAACGCCACCTCGATCCTCGGCGAGCTGTCGATGGACTTGGATGAAAGCATCGACGAGCGCACCGAAGAGGCAGCGAAAACCATTATCAGCATCCGCGAGAAAAACGCAAAATACGGCGTCGAGATCGACCCGCGCAGCATCCGACTTTTGACAGCCAGCGAACAACCGCAACCAGACGAAACCCTATCCCAACCATGATCACAATCGAAAACAAAGGCGGCAAGGTGAAGCTCAATGAGCAAGTCACCCAGGACAGCATCAAGCGCATGATCGACGAGATCGGCAGACTCTTCGGAGCAAAGGCCGTTGCCGAAGGTGCAGACTTTGGCGAGATCATGAACAGCGCGGAAAACGCCGTTGACGTTCTCGAACTCGAAATCAACAGCCCAGGCGGCAACGTGTTCGATGGTTACACCATCTACCAAGAGATCAAATCTCTGCAAGACCGTGGCGTTGTCGTCAACGCTACGATCACCGGCATGGCCGCCAGCATGGCTAGCGTTATCTGCATGGCCTGTGACAAGGTTTCGATGGTCAAGCATGGGCGCATGATGATCCACGACGCATCGAGCGGCACTCATGGAAACGCGGAATCCCTCCGCAAGACCGCCGAGCTACTCGACGGTATCAGCGAAAACATCGCGGAAATCTATGCTGAAAAAACCGGAATGGATAAAGAAGAAATCCGCGCAATGATGAAGCGGGAGACATGGATGAACGCAAAAGAAAGCATCGCCAACGGCTTTGTTGACGAGATCATCGGCGAGCAGGTTGACATTCGCCAAGAAAAAGCTGAATCTTCGCACATGAGCTTCCTCAATCGTCTCACCAATCCATCTTCCGAAGAGTCCATCGAGCGCATCGCTGCTCTTGAAGCTGACCTCAGCGCACAAGCTGCCGAGTTCCAAGCAAAGCTCGACGCCGCCGAACTCGCGCTGCAAGAAGCCGCCGAGATTACCGCTGAAAACATCGAGCTGCGCATCAAAGCCGATCTAGTGCCAGCACTAGAAGCGAAGATCGCCGAGATGGAAGAGATCGCAATCATCACCGCCGAGAAGATCGACACAGCCGCCGCGCAAAAGCTGGCGAGCATGGGTCACGGCGAACCTCTTGATCTTGGCACCGTATCAGTCACCAACCAAGAAACCCTCTCCATCCTTGAGGTTTTCAAAGAGCTGAAAGGTGAAGAAGCAACCCGTTTTTACGAAGCAAACCGCAAGGCAATTCTTGCTGAACAATCTCAAATCAACTCTTAATCAAATACCACTATGGCCTCTACATTCGTTGACAAAATCTACGTCCAAGAAGTTCTCCGCGCATTCACCGCTGGACTTCTTCCTCTCTCTGCCTTCACCCGCAGTTACTCCAATGAAGCTCGCCGCAAAGGTGACGCTATCATCATCCCTCGCGTTTCCGCATTGGACTCCACAACCTTCGCCTATGCGAACAACAGTGGTAGCCCATACGAAACCGAAGCTGGCACCATCGCCGCAATCACAGTCAACCTCGATCAACATCAAGTTGTCGGCGTTGACCTGACCGACATCCAGTATGCCACCTCCGGCTCTGCTGACATCGCCAACTTCGCTGCCAACCAAGGCCGCGCACTTGCTCGCAAGTGTATGCAAAACGTGTTCAACGCACTCACCGTGGCATCTTTCGGCAGCCCTGCCGCAACTGCCGTAACCATCGGCGGAACTGGACTGGCTCAAATCCGCGCAGCACGCAAGACTCTCATCAATCGCCAAGTGCCAATGGATGCAGTCTCGCTCGTTGCGAATCCAGACCTGCACTTCCAACTTGAAAGCGATGCGAACATCACGCAAGCGTTCCAGTATGGCGGCAGCGAAGGCATCCGCGAAGCTCGCATCCCGCGCCTTCTTGGCATGGATGTCTATCAGACCAACCTCACCACCATCGGCGCCTCGCTCTCGATCATCGGCTTCCTCGCTCACTCCGACGCGCTGGCAGTTGCAGTTCGCCAGCTCCAGCCGCAGGACGGTGGCGATTCCTACCTCGCAGTCGAAACCGTGACCGATCCAGAAACCGGACTCGGATTCACCTATCGCCGCCACTTCAACCCCGGCAAGGGTCGCCACTTCGCCAGCGTTGAGTGCCTCTTCGGTATGGCCGCCGCGCTCACCCTCGGAATCGGCCTTATCGCCCGCACAGACTAATCTCTCGGTGTGTTCATGTTCCCATCGCCTCACCCTCACAAGGGGTGGGGCTTTGTGGGCAAGGGGTATCCCCTCCCAAGAAATATGAAAATCAGCCTGTCGGTTATTACCGGAAACTGTGAGAAGGACGTTGAGCGTTTTCTGGATGTATTCCAGCCGCATTTTGACGAGATCGTGATGGTGCGAGCCATCGGCAACCAAGAGCCTGATGGGACGCTTGATATTGCAAAAGCTCGCGGCTGCATCATCAGCGAATATCACAACGCCCGCGACTGGCCGCACGTCGATGACTTCGCAGCAGCTCGCAACGCATCCGCCGCGCTTTGCTCTGGGGACTGGATCGTCTGGGCAGACATGGACGACACCGCCGAAGGGCTGGAGCACCTCCGCACCCTGCTTGCTAAGCTGCCGGATGATGTCGGCATCCTAAGCATCCCCTACATCGTCAGTGACCAGGGCGTGATCGGCAACTTCCGCGAGCGTGCTTGGCGGAATAATGGCAACTATTCATGGAAAAACGCGCTCCACGAAAACCTCGTCCAAGTGGGCGGCGAAACCGCTAAGCAATCCCAGTCGAACGATGCTCGGATCATCCACATACCGCGCCCGGATCGGGAATGCTCGAAAGACCGCAACCTGACCATCCTCGAAAGCATCCCGGACGAAGACCGCACCCACGCGCACACCTTCTATCTGATGATCGAGTATTCTCGGCGCAGAGACGCACGCGCCATCGAGCTTGCCAGAGAGTTTCTCGACCACCCAGAGGGCGGGCTGGCGGAACGCTTTGAAACCTACATGACCCTCGCTGCCATGGCCGATGACTACGGCGACAAAGCCGCGATCTACACGCAGGCATGGACGGAAGACCCAAGCCGCGCCGAGCCGCTGTATGAGCTGACAGCCCTTTCCATGTCCTGCGACGAGCCGCAACGGGCGTTGAGCTACGCCCGCCACATGATGACCTGCAAGTTCCCTGACAAGCCGTGTTGGAATCATCGGAAGATGTTCTACGGATTTTTCCGAGAAGACCTTTTCCTTCAATCCCTCCGCATGGCGGGGCGTGCGCTCGAATCAGACACGCGCCGCCATAACATGCTGGCGACCTCCGGCAAGACCACCATCAGCCTGCTGCACGCCACCCGTGGCCGCCCTATGCAGGCGGTCAGGACACGCATGGAGTGGCTGCGCATGGCCGACCACCCGGAGCGCGTTGAACATCTTTTCGCCGCCGACTACAACGACGAAACCGCCGAGGTCTTTGTCAGATTCCCCACCGCATTCCTCACCGGTGATGGCGGCCCAGTCGCCGCGTGGAATGCAGCCGCAGCCGCCAGCCGTGGTGATGTCCTACTGCAGCTCTCCGACGACTGGAAGCCGTTCAGAGGATGGGACACCGCGATCCTCGCCGCCATCGGAGACACCAGCAAGCCCGCCGTCCTCGCTATCAGTGACGGCCACCGCACCGACGACCTGCTCTGCATGGCGATCCTCACCCGCGCACGATACGCAGATCAAGGATACCTCTTCCACCCTGAGTTTTTCAGCATGTTCAGCGACAACCACTTCACCGATCAAGCCTATGCCGACGGCGTGGTGATCGACGCAAAAGACATCGTGATCGAGCACATGCACCCGGCGTTTGGGAAGGGCGAGATGGATGAAACCTATGCCCGCAGCAACGCGCCCGAAAACTACGCCGCCGGGCTGGCAACATATCAACGACTGAAACCATGAGCGCCTACAACGACATCACCGGCGAGCCGATCCAATCAAAAGCCCTCAGCAAACAAGGGCGGGAAAACTGGGACAACATTTTTAAGAAAAAAACACATGAAACCGACACTCAGCATACTGACCCCGACGATACCGGGACGCGAAAGACAACTGCAAAGCCTCCAGTGGAGGATCGAGGAGCAGATCGGCGGGCAAGCCGTCGAGCACCTGATCCTGAGTGACAACCGCACCCGCAGCATCGGCGCGAAGCGGCAGTCACTGATCGACATCGCGCGGGGGCAATACATCGCCTTCGTGGATGATGATGACGACATCGCCGACTCCTACGTCGAGGAGCTGCTGACCGCCGCCGCCAGCGGTGCGGATGTGATTACGTTCCTCCAAGGGGCAACCTACAACGGCCAGCAAAGCGTGGTTGAGTTCGGCATCAACAACCAAGACGAGGCTTTCAAGCCCGGAGGCATCACCCTCCGCGCACCGTGGCACGTCTGCGCCTGGAAGCGCGAACGGGTGGATGAGTGCCTGTTCGGCGAGTCGAACTACGGTGAAGACAAAATATGGTGCTTGCAAGCCCGGCAGCGGATCAAGACGGGATTGCACATTCCGAAAATCCTGCACTTCTACCGCCACGACGCAGCGACCACCGCCGCGCCGGAGCCTGTTCGGTAGAGTTTTGACTTTCGCCCCATTTCCGGCAATCCTCAGCCATGTCCATTCTGAGTGATTTTATCGCAGCCGTTGCACCGATTGCACAAGCCGTCATCGGCACTGAGACGCTGGCGATCAACGGTGGCACGGCAATCGCCGGAACCTACAATGAAGCCCGCAACTCGCGGGACTACGAAGAGGGCGGTTTCGAGCGCGATGGCATGATGGACTTCGTGGTGCTGGCTTCCACCTTTGCAGCAGCTTACCCGGCAGTGACCACATCCTACCTCGGCAACAAGGCAGTCGGACGCAGCGAGACGTGGCGCATTTCCTCGATCAGCAAGGGCGCATCATTCGTCTCAATCGGGCTGGTTTCAACCAACAAATCGGCGTAAAAAACTCTTTACACGGGTAGGCAATGCCGATAAGTTTTCCCCGTGAACGAAATCCCCGACAAGATCACCGACTACTTAGCGTCCATCAAATACGATGGCGTGCGGGCAATCTGGACGGGATCGGAGTTCGTCACCCGCCACGGGAACATCCTCAATCCGCCCGCATGGTTCAAGGCAGGCATGCCATCCGTTCGATTGGACGGCGAGCTGTGGATGGGCAACGGCACGTTTGCCGAGCTTCAATCCGCGATGCAGCGCAAGGGCAGCGATTGGGCTGGCATTCGCTTTATGATCTTCGATATGGCCGTTCTCCGCGTTACGACAATCGACCGGATCAAGGCTCTCGAAAAGCTCACCCTTCCCGCTCATTGCACCGTCATCAGCCATGCACCGCTAGACGATCATGCTGAGCTTGACGAGATGGAAACCGACATCGTAGCACGCGGCGGCGAAGGCATCTGCCTGCGCCACAAGGATGAGTTTTACCGCCCGAACAACTTCATCAAGATCAAGCGTCTTTTCCCTGACCTCGACCGCTGGCAGGGTTGATCTTTACTTTCGCCTGCCATCGGGCAAAGGTGCGAAATGCTAACCGCCAACGCTGACACTTTAGGGATCGCCCGCCAAATGCGCGCGCTTGCCAAGGTTTTTGGCGAAAGCAACGAATCCGCAATTTGTCGCTGGGGTGTAGCAACATGCCGCGACCTAACAAAACGCACCCAAGCATGGGGCGACGATACCAAGGCAAAAGAGAAGCAGATTACAGCGATAAAGAAAGATGCCAACAAGGCCGTTTTCGTGGTTGATCGAAAAACCTACGTCAACGGAGTGGCGAGCGGCAAGCTGTCTGGTCTGGTAATCAGCGGCGAGCTTGTGACTTTCACACCAGATCGGATACTAAAAACGCCGCAGGAAGTGGTTGATTTTATCGACGTAAACCGGACGAATAGGCAAGGCCGCGTTCCGACTATGAAGCGCAACATGAAGGGCATTACATCACGCCCGTCTTTCAACGGAGCAATCCGAATCAAGGCGAAAAAAGCCGGAACCGCCAAGGGCGGCTGGGTGGGCGCAGGTAAAGCAATCGGCGCAAAACAGCGCAAAGGCTCGCGGATCACCATCGGCAAGGACGTGGCTGGCTATGCGCACAAGTTCCAGACAGGCGGCACAGCGACCCTGCAACGCGACACTTGGAACCCGATTGGAAAGATCATCAATAACGTGTCGTATGTCTCGACGGATTACGTCCTAAAGGCATCTGACGCATCCAACGCCATCAACACCGGCGGGCGCATGACGATCAAGTGGTATGAATCCGCAATGGCAGCAAAACTAAAACGAAAAGCACGATGAACACCGACAAACTACTGGACGCATGGAAAAGATGGATCCAACGCGGGACAACCCTTCCCGTTGCGATGCGCGACACCGAAGATGACAAGGCATACCCCGGCGTTTACATCGAGGGCGATTCTGTCAGCCGATTTGATTCTGGCGGAGTCATGGACAGCGGCGCCTTCACGGTCGAGTGGGAGACGAAGCTCGTGACGACCCCAGGCGACACAGCGCAGGTCGCAACGACCAAGGCCGAGCATGACATCCTCCGCAACAGCCTAGCATTGCAGGTGCAATCCGCAGACGCTGAATCGTGGATGGATTCGCAGCTCGGCATCCGCGTATTTCAGCTATTGATCGACGCGCCGATCACCTCGGAAGAAGGCGGGTATCGAGTCACGACTTGGAAGGCAACCGCGATTGCCTGCGAAATTTGACTTTCGCCACGATTCGCGGGATTCTTTGCACATGGCCGCGCGCAACTTTTCCCTCACTCGTTTCGGAACCGTCGATGAAACCTCCGCTACTGGTCTTTTCCTTGGCGAAATCACTTATGATTATCAGTCTGACAAAGTGGACGTAAAAAACCACATCGGCTCGACCGTAGGTTTCACGCTCGCCGATCCGAGGACTGACATCAAAATGTCCGGCGTTGTCACCACCAAGACAGCAGGCATGACCCCTTCCATTGCATCGGTGCTGACACTCCTGAATAGCAGCAACGATTCGCTGAACCTGAACACCAAGGGCATCTTCGGATCTGCCGTCGGTGGGGCTGGGGTCGTCGTTTACGCAGCCTCTCTGAAGCGTGTAAACAGTGATTTCGAGACTGGTGACATTTCCGCGATCTTTCACCCCGAAGTTGCAACTGGCTCTCCTGTTTCGCTGACCTAAGGATTCCAACCCCATGAAATATGACACCGCAACTTTCGACCCATCGCACGGGTGACATCAACTTTTTCGCCGCGTGCATGAGCATCGGCATAGCACCGTGCTTTCCTGAGCCTGCCGAGGTCATCCAATCGGATGACGGGCATGACTACCTTTCGTTTCGCCTCAATTCCGTTTCGGAATGCGGCAAGTATGATACGAGGGAGATCAGCAAGGCGTGGAAGAATCCCGACGAGTTCAAGCGGGAATTTCCGTCACATCCATTCGGCACGGTCATGGATTTCTCGAAATATGCCCGCGGTGCAAAGTCGCAAGCAGACTGGATCGAGAAAGGGGCGGCGTTCCTTGGCGTTTCGCGGGACAGCATTCGCAAGGATGTGAACCGCGTCTCAGCCTTGGAGCACGAGCTGCCCGAATCGCCATTGACGTATGTCATCTGCTACATCGTCAACCGCTGGGCGGCAGTTGACTGGGCGAAAAACTCAATACCCAAAACATTCGTCAACGCCGGGGCATCCATCGTGATGCTCGATGGCAACCTGCCGAAATCAAAACAGCTCCAACTCCTTTCCTACTTATGAAATCGAAACCAGCATACGCACAACCGCAGACCATCGCCGGACACAAAGCGCACCCCTGCGCATACGGTCACATCCACTGGCTCACCGAGCGCAAGAACCCGGTGATGACGCAGAAGGGCAACGTAGACGATTACGCGCTCGCCGAAATCTGCTTCGCGTTCACCACCGATCCCAAGACGCTTCAGGGCATCAAGGGGGCGGCAGCAAAGGCTCGCGTGACAACTTTCCTCATGGAGTCAACAAGCCGCTCTCTGGTGGCACTCTGGACGCACGCAAGCAAGGAGATCGAATCCTACTTCGCCAGCATGACAGTCCCAAAAAAAGCCCCGGCGCAGGCAGCCAAAAGCCGCAAGCCTGCGACCCGTGCGCGGAAGCGGTAATCATCTACACCCTCGGCAAATGCAACCTCACCCGCGATCAAATACTTTACGAACTGCCAGCCGAGCTGGTGAACCAACTCATGTCCTGCGCATGGATCGAAGCCGGGCGCGAGATCGAATCAATCGAGCAGCGCGGCAAGGCGAAATCTGAAATCATCGAGAAGTTCAACGCGATAGCGAAACGACCGAAACCAAAATTCAACTTCTAAACGACCATGGCGATCAGCACCACATTTACCCTCAAATTCGCGGGAGCCGCCGTCGAGCGCGGGCTGGCTCGCGTGCAATCTGCTTTCAAGTCACTTGGCGGAGTTGCCATGCGCATCGGCAAGAGCCTGGTTTCACCTTTCGCCGGAATAGCGGCAGCGGCTGGCGGATTGCTTGCAGCAGGCACATTGTTGCGGACAGCGGTTGAATTAAACGCAATCGGTGAAGCCGGAAGGGCAGGTGACAGGGCGCTGGCCAACGTCACAAAACAAATGGGACTTTTCGGCAGTGAAGCGGATGATGTGACAAAACGCCTCATAGATTATGCCGACGCGACATCAAGGATGACCGGGGTTGACGGCGAGTCAATAGGAGTTGCGCAAACAAAGCTGATGACCTTCAAGGAACTCGCAAAAAGTGCTAACGTAGCAGGAGGCGCATTTGACCGCGCAACCATGGCGGCGATTGACATGGCATCGGCTGGATTCGGGTCTGCTGAAACCAATGCCGTGCAACTCGGCAAGGCACTAAACGATCCGATCAAGGGCATCAATTCGCTCACCCGCAGCGGGATCACTTTCACAGCGCAGGAAAAAGCTAAAATCAAAACGCTGGTAGAATCAAACCAAATGCTAAAGGCGCAGGGCATTATCCTCAAATCGATTGAAACGCAGGTCGGCGGAACAGCGGAAGCATCTGCAACATCCAGTGGCAAAATCACAGCGTCATGGCAGCAAATCAAGGATGCGTTTGCCGAGCCGTTTTCGATGGGCATCGACTCAATACCCGGAGCACTTGAAAGCGCCTTCCCGAAAATCATAGCCAAGGCCGAAGAGCTGGGAAAACTTATCGGCACCTCGATTTCCGACGCGGTGAACGGCGATACTCAACGGCTCATTTTGGTTGGAAGCCTTATTGGCGACCTAATAAAAGAAGGATTGAAATTATCCCTTAGGGGAATGACAGACATCGCAGGGCAATTTTACCTTGAAAAGCTTGAATCACAAAAATACAACCCTATAAGCGAAATATCCAGAAATTTGGGATTGGCGGAAAAACACAAGTTAGGCGCCGAATACCAAGGGAAAAAAGCCATCCGTGAATCAATTGAATCAATAAGTAAAAAATATGCCGAAGCTCTAGCATTTATCCCACAAAAGCAAGGACCACATCCGACCATGCGGGGCATCAGCTACGCCCCAGCCAGCCATCCTTCCAGAATGGTTGACGAAAAAGGACATCGAATCATGTTCGACATCAAGACGGGCATCGACGCACTCAATCAAAAACTCGCACCCCAACCATAGGTCATGGCACTCAATCAATTTCTAAGCTCGGCAATCAAGCTGGTTCCGCAAGCCGGATTCTCCATTACTTCAACGGAAAACGGAGGCATCGAGGCGCAGCAAGACGTGCTAATCCGCACCGCTGACCTTTCGACCACAAACGCGTTCAAACGCGGCGCAAGATGGGACAGTATATTCCCCCAAGTGCCGTCGATCTATCGGGGGTTCACATTAAAAAAAACCGAACCGACTGATAGGGGCGACGGATACACGCTCATTAGGTGCACGTTCACCGGCTACTTATACGCGGGAAACAATTCCAGCGGCAAAGAGCTGACCGTGGAGACAAGCACGCTGTCTGGGCAACTCAATCCCGATGCTCTTTCCTCCCATCCCAAGTGGGAGCCGTTATCTGCGGCTGAAAAAGCATCTTTAGGAAACTTATTGAGCGGCGAATGGTCTTACATACAAGACCCATTTACACCGGGCGAATTCGTATTAGCGTTAAATATCGGTGATGGTGAATATTCAGTCAGGCCACCAGAAGATCAGGTCACGTCTGAAGACGGATTGATGTTCCTAAAGATCATCGCAGAAGGCGAATCAACTTGGGATCGAGCTGGATGGACATACAGCTATCACACCGAAGGATCGGAACCCTTTACGGCTGAGCAGCTCAATTTACTCAATAAGATCGTGGAAAGCCCTCCAGGCGATGCAAAAAAGCCATCTAGCGGGTGGACTTACATGCTGGCATCAGCAAACCAAACACAATCGGGAGAAGAACGATACATCAAGACACTCGACTTCCGGCTGATTCCAGACAACGCAAAAAATCAATTCCTCTACGGCGCATGAACTTCTGGATAAAAGGTAACGTCACGATCCCAGCAAGGCCTCACACGGTCGGCGGACTGATAGGCTGGGCGCGCGGGGTCAACCGAGCATTGACTGAGCTAAGAGATCGGAAGATCGAGGGGAAGGTGGCAGGACAAATGGTAGGAACAATCAAGCCTCTTACGATCAAATCAGGAACCGCTGCTGACAAGTTCCAGATCGTCTCTGGCTACGTTAACTTTTTGATGCCTACGCTCTCTGGCACCGCGCTGAACAACGCTACCCCGCCCGAGATTACCGTTACAGCGGATGTTTGGATTTATGCGAAAGCGGTCGGCACATTTGGCAGTCCTGACACTTACGTCATGACGATCCACACTGAATCAACAAACACGCCGCCGACTGAGGAAGTATCAGGGACGGACTTCACATCCTACTTCCCACTTGGCATGGTAGATTTCACCTCTGGATCACCTTCTACATACGTCATTGCAAACTTCCATTCAGGCGGCAATCTCGGAGTCGAGTCGTTTGGGGCAATTAACCTCTGGTGGAAAAAATGAGTATCAAGGTAAAAAGTGTGATGGTCAAATCACCAATGGAATTTCAGACTTTTTATAATTTCTATCTACCCACAAGCGGAGTTTTATTGGAGCATTCGCCGATTTACACGGAAATCACAGCAGAGGTAAGCATCAGCGGTAGCTTCACGGTCGCCAACATTGATTACGATTACAGCTACACCGGCAGCAAGACATGGACACGGATTCCCATAGTTGGAGACAGCGCATCTTCTGGGATGATCACGACTTATGGTCCCTACGCTTCAGTCGCTCCGTTCGTTTTACCGGAACCGGGTGAGTTCATCATGGGGCTGCTACCTGCGCTAGAAACTCCGTTGCCGTTGTATGTCCCCCAATATCCCGCCGCCATTCTTTTTTTCGACGCCTTCGACACCAGCATCGAAACATCAGCAGTGATCGGGACGCGGACAAATAACAACGTCTCTCCTCCCGTTGTTACTGACATAGTTGCAGACGTCGGTGCCACCCCGCGTTTCATTTTCACATATCCGACATTAGATTTTCGGCAAATTATTGATGTCCTGTCAATCGCAGGAGGGGCAAATGATCCCTACGGATGGGCCGTTAATGCCCAGCTTGACGAGGATCTGACCGTTTGGAGTCCGGCAAAATGGAGGGATTTCAGAGGGACATACCCGGCGACGAATGTTAGTAACGGGATTACGACCACGGTAACTGTAACTTTAGCGTAAAACCAATAAGTAGGTGTCTAAAATTTGACTTTCGCCACGCATCGGGCAAGCCTTCGCCATGACTCTTTCCGGAACAGAAGTTCGATTCGGGATGTTG